TGTAGTCGGGTGTCTTGGTGTGGCGCTGGGTGGGGGAGACGCGGGGGTGGCGCGGCGGGGCGTCGGCGAGCGTGCCGTGTGATGGTGTAGCGGGCATAACCTGTGACATGCCCTTGCGTAGCCATTCGTTCTCGACAAGCACTCTGTCTAGTGTGTTGGCCGTGGAGTGCCTGCCCGGTGGAGCGCGGCGAACGCGGGTCTATGGCGTGCGGTCCGCCTACGGCGCGCAGCAGATTGGCCAGCAGCCAGGCACGCGGTCCCTCGACCGGAAACCACGCGCGGATGGACGCGCCATCGACGGACAGCGCGGCGAACGTGACGGCCAGCGTGGCCTTCATCTCGTCCCATTCGACGGAGACGATCTGCACGCGGTGCTTGCCGGGTGCCAGCTTGGCGCGGCTGGAGCCGCCAGACTTCTTTTCGGGGAATGCGTTGGGGTCGAACATGTCAGTATTCCTTACTTGTTGGGAGCGTTGGAGGTTGCGGCGGCGATGGCGGCGTGTGCCTCATCGGTCAGGAGCCACGCCAGCACCTTGCTGCGCTGCGTGGCGGTCATATCGGACGGGTGCGGACGCTTAAGCGCCGCGAGCGTCACAGACAGGTCGGACTCGGTGTAGCCCGCGGCCTCGACGGCCTGCAGGAACGCGCGGGCCTCGCTCGAGGTCCACGTGGTGGCCTGCGGCTGCGGCTGCGGACGGCCGGCGGCTTGCCCGTCATCGTCGGCGCTGGCGATTCCGCAAGCGGTCTGGAGGCTGTACCGGCGCAGGTACGTCAGCGCGGAGCCAACGGCCTGGGCGCTTTCGTCGTACGCGCGTGCCGCCATCGGCCCGCAGTCCAGCACCTGCCCGGACACGTGGCGCAGGATGGTCCGCACGGTCACGACGGCGCCATCGACGGCCACCAGCTGCTGGTACGCGATGCCGTGGTCGTGCAGCGGCTGCACGGCCTCGATGACGCTGGCGAGGTCGGCGTAGTTCGACCGGAAAGCCGGGTTGACTCGACCCTTGCGGGCCGGCCCCATCTCGGATTGCGCCTTACAAAGCGCGGCGTTTAGTTCTGGCGTGTTGTCCATGGTTACTCCTTGTGGGTAAGGGCTGCGTGCAGGCGCACGCCGGGCGTGCCGTAGGGCTGGCTGGCGCTGCATCCGGCGAGGTTGCAGAGAGTGCAGACTGCACCGATAAAGACGACCGTGACGACGATGCGGGCGATCATGCGCGCACCAGCTTCCAACCGACAGCGACGCTGACGCACGACATATCTGCGCCGGTCGTTTTTGCGGTGGACATTTCAGCACCGATCATGTCTGCACAGATCAGGTATGCTTTGGTAAGATTCGCGCGCGTCAGGTTTGCGCTCCGCAAAATGGCGCCGGTCATGTTCGCAGAAGTCAAACATGCATCGGTCAGGTTTGCGCCAGCCAGCTTTGCTCCGATCAGGTTCGCGCCGGTCATGTCCGCTCCAGACAGGTTCGCGCAGGTCAGGTCTGCGCGAGACAGATTTGCTCCGGTCAGGTCTGCGCCGGTCAGGTCTGCGCCGGTCAGGTCTGCGCGCTTTCCGGTTGAGTTGTTACCAATCCATGCTGCGTGCTGGTCAAGAATGATTTTGAGTTCACTGCTGGTCATTGTCGGCTCCGTGTGGGCTGGGTGGATGTCCGGTCGGCGCTGCGCCGTCCTGACTTCACTCTAATAGCCGCCACGTTTCCGACTGGCAACAGTCCAGACGCAGAAAGTCGGAAGATTTATTCGGCTTGACGTTTCCGGTCGGTATCTGCTACATGGGGGCCATGCTTCCCGACCTACTGCCCTCCTACCGCGAATCGGCGGGCCTCGGCTTCAGCGAGGCCGCGCGCCTGCTTGACCTGTCCCGCGTCACCCTCTGGCGCTATGAGCAGGGCAAGCGGACGCCCAGCTATGACCAGCTGCGGGCCATGCTCGAGGCGTACAGGTGCGCGCCGTCAGAATGTGAAGCGGCCGAGGCTGCGCGCCGGCAGTCGGTGCGGCTTTGAGACTGTTTCTTGACCTTGAGCCCATCGGCAAGGGCCGACCTCGAGCGGCGGCGCGTGGCGGCCATGCCGTGCTTTACACGCCGAGCCGTACCGCCGCATGGGAGGACGCCGCCTGCGTGTCCATCATGCGCCAGGCGCACGGTGAGGTCATGCGCGGGCCGGTTGCCGTGTCCATCGTGGCCGTGTTTTCGCGCACGAAGGCGCAGCTACAGGCCGACCGTGCAGGCAACATCAAGGCAGGCGCGGGCAGGTTGTGGCATACGAAAAAGCCCGACGCCGACAACGTGGCGAAGATCACGCTTGACGCGCTGGTACGTGCCGGCGTCCTCGAGGATGATTGCAGCGTCGTCTATCAGTCCACGCGCAAAGTGATCCGCGCCGTGGACGAGCGGCCCGGCGTTTACGTCGAGCTGTCGCAGGTTGACCATTCACCCCGGAGAGACAATGAACATCAATGAAGCCCGCGCGAGGCTGATCGCGCAAGAGCAGGAGCTACGGCACCTTCAACGCGAGGTCGGGACGATGCGCCTGACCATCGCCAGCATGCACGCGACGGAGGCCGCGTTGCGCAAGGCCTGCACCGACCAGCTGATTGAGCTGAACCGACTGCGCCCGCAAGCCCCCGACGGCCTCGACGCGCTCGCCCGCTACGACGCAGCCCGCGCGATGAGCCCTGAGGTGTACGATGATGTCGAATGATGCCAACGTCCAGGCGGTCACCAGCCGCGACTTCTGGATCATCTACCGGTCGAACGGTCAGGCCGGCGACTTCTGGCGGGTGGAAGTGCGCGCGGACGGGTATCAGGGCGCGACCATCGGCGAACATGCCGCCACGCTTGAGGAGGCCTGCGCGGTCGTCGTCCAGCGGTTGCAGGAGGCGCGCGATGCCGGGTGACCCGTTCCACCGCGCCCTTGCCGGCGTGTGTCCCCTGTTGGTGTGGTGCGCGGCCGTGACGTTGCTTGTCGCTGGCGCGTGCGCCGGATTCTGGAGGCTCAGATGATTGACCGCGAGCAGGCCTATCACGGCCACCAGACCGACTCCGAACGCCTGGACGACATCCGACGCCGGCACGAGGCGCTGCGCGTCCATTCCGGAGAGACTGACTACGCGCACCGCGTCATTATGGATTGCGCGTGGCTGCTGGCGCAGGTCGAGGCCGGGTATCGGAAAGGCTACATGGACGGCAAGGACGACGAACGCCGGGCCGTTCTGGAGTACCTGCGCGGCCAGCGCGGCGCGGCCGGGTCGTCCATCATTCCGCGTCTGGCCTGCGGCTGGGCTACGGACATCGAGAGCAGCAAGCACCGACGGAGGAAGCATGACTGACGAACAACGACAGCGCGAAGCGGCGGAGCACGCGGCGCTTTATGAGTTCCTGACCAGAGAAAGCGAGTTCTACCGCGGCCGGACGCGCGAGCTTGAGGTTGAGGTCAAGGCCCTGCGCGCTCAGGTCGCCGAGCTACAGGCGCTGGGCGTGTCGCTGCACAAGGCCGCGGACGCAGGCGCGCAGGCCGAGCGCGCCGCCGTGGTGGCGTGGCTGCGCGAGTGGCAGAACACGATGGATGACCGCATCACGCACGACGATCTCGACTATGCCATCGCAGTCATCGAACGCGGCGAACACCGCCGCAGGGATGAGTGATGTACCCGACTGACTACCGACACCCCGACGACACCCTGGCTAGCGGCTGGGCTACGGACATTAGCGGCGGGAAGCACAGGCGGGGTAAGTCATGATGACCGTTCTTAGTCTGTCAGGCGGGAAGGACAGCACCGCGGCTGCTCTGTGGCACGAACTACGAAGCCGAGGCCGTTACATGCGCTGGGGCCTGTGTGACACGGGAGGTAAATCATGATTTCCGTTAGGTCTGGCGGGCTCCTGACGCCGCACGCCGAGGACGCATGGGCTACCGAGCTTCCGAATCAGGCTTACCGCGTGGCGCTTGCCATGCGCGAGAAGGGCAAGCACGTTCCGCTTCCGCCTGCGACTGTCAAGCCGTGGCGGCTGCATTGCAGCGGGTACGGGTACGTGCTGCCTCGGTACGCGGCGACTGCTGGCGAGGTGCAGGACGCCACAACTGTTCCAGCCGGTCAGCACCTGGGCGCGCATGCTGGCTTGACCTTGAGGCCGTACCAGCGGGACGCGCTGGCCGCGTGGTGGAAGCATAAGCACGGCCTTATTGTTGCCCCGTGCGGGGCTGGAAAGACAGCCATCGGATTGGCGGCGGTGCTGCACATCGACACCCCCGCGCTTGTCCTTGTCCACACTCACGACCTGCTGAGACAATGGCAGGCCCGCGCGCACGCGCTGGACATTCCCGTTCAGGTCATCGCGGACGGGGCTGCGCCGACTACGGCCCGACTTGTCGTAGCGACGATGCAGACGCTAGCCGGATGGCCGCATGACCAGCTCGAGGGATGGGGCGAGCAGTTCGGGCTGGTCATTGTCGACGAGGCGCACCACGTACCGTGCGCGAGCCTGACGGACGTACTCTACGCGCTGCCTGGACGGTATCGGCTGGCGCTGACGGCAACGCCCACGCGGGCCGATGGGCTGACGCCCATCCTGTTGGGCCATATGGGGCCGGTTCGCGCGGAGGTCAGCCGGCAGGCGCTGGTCGAGGCCAACGCCATCATCGTCCCCGAGGTGCGGCGCATTTCGACGGGCTGGGCGCCGAAGGAGGACGCCGACTATACCGAGATGATCACGGCCAGCACCGAAAGCGCGAAGCGGAACGGTCTGATCGTGGCTCTGGCCTCGGCTGCTGTCGCGGAGGGCCGGACGGTGCTGATCCAGACAGAGCGCGTCGAACACGTCGAACAGCTCGGGCGTATGCTCCAGGCGGTCGGCGTCGGATCGGCTGCTGTCCACGGCCGTCTACCCGCTAAGGTGCGCGCGGCGCTCCTCGAGGCCGTCGCGTCGGGCCTGACGCCGGTACTGATTGCCACGCAGCTGGCGGATGAAGGCCTCGACCTGCCGCGGCTGGACACGCTGATACTCGGCGTCCCCCAGCGCAACGCGGCGAGGCTGGAGCAGCGCGTGGGGCGCATCGCTCGGCCTGCGCCGGGCAAGCTGGGCGCGGTGGTGTACGACCTGTGCGACGGCGGCAAGGCCGAGAGGTTGTGGTATCAGCGCCGGAAGGTCTACCGGGCGATGGCATGTCCAGTTACAGAATAGACGCTCTCTCCGAGTGACCGTCTGATCCGCGGTCAGGCCGTCCGGGTGTTGTTCCCCGGGCGGCCGTCTCGGGCGGACGTGTTACAGCTTCTACAGTCGGAAAGGTGTACCAGACCTCGACGGCATCGCTCTCAAGATTCGGCCGATGTTCGGCCGCCCTGCCCCGACTGGTACTCGGGGTGGGGACTTGGAGTGTCTTTCATGACTTACGAACAGCATCTGGCGGCTAAGTTCCACCATGCGCCCACGTCTGGCTTTCAGGCTGACGTAAACGACGCATGGCTGTTTCCTCACCAGCAGCACGCGGTCAAGTGGGCGCTGGCCGGCGGACGGCGCGCCGTGTTCCTTGATACCGGACTCGGTAAGACGCGCATCGAGCTGGCGTTCGCGCACTACGTCGCAGGCCATACCGGTGGGCGCGTCGTCCTGCTTGCCCCGTTGGCAGTCGGGCCGCAGACGGTTCAGGAGGCAGATGTGGTCGGCATCGAGGGTGTGCGGTTTTGCCGCGGGCCTGACGAGATGGGCGACGCTCGGATCGTCGTCACAAACTACGACAGCCTCCACAAGTTCGACGGCGTGGAGTTCGCTGGCGTGGTGCTGGATGAATCGTCCATCCTGAAGTCGTTTACTGGCAAGTTTAGGACGCTCCTGATCGAGCGGTTCAAGGACACGCCGTACCGGCTGGCGGCGACCGCCACGCCGGCACCGAATGACTTTGACGAGCTGGGGAACCATTCTGAGTTCCTCGGGCTTTACCGGCGCGTCGAGATGCTTTCGCGTTTCTTTGTGAATGACCTCGCCGATACCGGTACGTGGCGGGTCAAGAACCATGCCGTGATCCCATTCTGGGACTGGGTAGCATCGTGGGCGATCATGGGGTCGATGCCGTCGCACGTCGGCCCGTACAGCGATGACGCCTACATTCTGCCGAAGCTCGACCTGATCCGGCACGTTGTCGACGTGGACATCAAGAGCGGCGCGGAGGAAGGGTTTTTGTTTCGACTTCCTGGCTTGTCGGCCACGGGCGTTCACGGCGAGAAGCGCAGAACCGCGGACGCTCGGGCGTCACACGTCGCGTCCATAATCGCTTCCGAGCCTGATGAACCGTGGCTGGTATGGGTGGAAACGAACTACGAAGCCGAGGCCGTTATGGCACTTCTCCCGGGCGCTGTTGAGGTGTCTGGAGACATGCACCCGGACATGAAAGCTGACAGGCTGCTGGGGTTCAAGCGAGGCGGCGTCCTTGTCACGAAAGCGAAGATCGCCGGGTTCGGGATGAACTGGCAGCACTGCGCGCGCGTCGTGTTTGCTGGTGGAACGTACTCGTATGAGTCGTTTTACCAGTCCATCCGGCGATGCTGGCGATTCGGTCAGCATCGCCCCGTGCATGCTCACGTTGTCATGGCCTACACCGAGCAGCACCTATGGGATGTCGTCAGTGCAAAGTCAGACGCACATCAGGCCATGCGCGACCACATGATCGCAGCGTCGAAGCGTGCGCAGGGAAAGGCCCTCGCACGCGCCACCTACCAGCCAGCACATGACGCGCCAATCCCGGCGTGGCTTGTCACTTACACCAACGGAGAATGAGCATGAACACCATCAAGGCACTGAACTCAAAGATCGGCAAGAACTACGCATTCTACAACGGCGATTGCGTCGAGGTTGTCGGGCAGATGCCGAGCGACAGCATCGATATGGCAGTCTACTCGCCGCCGTTTGGCTCGCTTTACACGTACAGCGACTCAGAACGCGACATGGGCAACGTGGCCAGTAATGACGTGTTCGCCGAGGCATACCGGTTTCTCTGCGCAGAGCTAGCGCGCGTCATTCGGCCCGGTCGGCTGTGTCTCGTCCATTCGGCGCATACGTACCGGTTTAAGTTTAAGGATGGAGAAAGCAGCGTCGTCGACTTCCCCGGCGAGCTAATTCTCGCGCATGAGGCGGCCGGATTGTCCTACATGGGGCGGATCACGATCTGGAAAGACCCCGTCACTGAGATGCAGCGCACGAAGTCGCATCGCCTGCTCTACAAGAACTTCATCGGCGACACGACAATCTGCGCTCCTGGCTCAGCTGACTACCTGTTGATCTTCCGCAAGATGCCGACCGATGCCAACAAGCACCTGTGTAAGCCCGTGGTCAAGTCGGCCGATGAGTATCCGGTAGGAACGTGGCAGGAGTGGGCATCGCCGGTCTGGATGACCATTGACCAGACGAACACGCTGAACGTGCGCAACGCTGGCGATCCGAATGACGAACGGCACATGTGCCCGCTCCAGCTCGATGTGATCGAACGGTGCGTTAAGCTCTGGAGCAATCCGGGCGAAGTCGTGCTGTCACCGTTCGGCGGCGTTGCCAGCGAGGGCGTCGGAGCGTTGACGTATGGCCGGCGCTACGTCGGCGTGGAACTGAAGCCAACGTACTGGGAGCATGGATGTCGGAACCTCGACGCGGTGGACAATCCTCCGCAGGCATCGCTGTTCACGAAATGACATGGAGCGCGGCCATCAGCGACCACGCGCGCACGTCGGCATGCGCCCAGCATGCTTTACCGTGGCCCGAGCTGGTCGAACTGCTGACCGTGCCGGCCGTTCACGCGGGCGAAAAAACGCGACTGACGGCGTGGAGCCCGGTGCAGCTTCGCCCCGGTGCGGACGGCCAGACGCGGCGGGCTAATGCCCACGTCGAGGCCGTGTCCTGTCTGGTCTACGACTTCGACAAGGGCGAGCCGGGCGGGCGGGTCGACGCGCTGGCCTACGGCTGGACGGCGATTGTGCATACATCGTGGAGCCATGCCCCGAGCTATCCGAAGCTGCGGCTAATCTTGCCCCTTGCTGAGCCCTGCCCGGCGGCCCGCTGGCCTGACGTGTGGGGCGCTGCGGCCCGCTGGGCGGCCTCGCACGGCCTGACCGTCGACCCGTCGACTAAAGACCCGTCCCGGCTCTTCTTCTTGCCAGCCACGCCGCCGGAGCCCGAGCGGCGGCGCCAGTTCTACGCGAGCGCGCAGGAGGGCGCCCTGCTGACGTGGCGGCACGTCCTGACGACGTGGCCGGCGCCTGTCGAGGCCCGCCGGTTTCAGCCGGTCAAGCCGGTGCTAAGTCGCGGCCTGCCCGGGCAGGACTTGACCTCGATCCGCAGTCAGCAGGCCGGGCGCATCATCGCGCACCGATGCCGCGAGCTGTCCAGCACCAGCGAGGGCGGACGGAATCAGCGGTTATTCAGAATCGCAGCAGCAGCAGCGCAGCTCCACGCAGCAGGCGCGCTCGACTTACCGAGTGCAGTAGACGACATCACGCAGGCGGCGCGGGCAGCAGGGCTCGGCGACCGTGAGATCTCCACCACCATCGCCAGCGGGATCACCCGCGGCAAACAGGACGGGCCATGGCCGTTTCAGTAAGTGCAGACGAGAAGCAACGCGAGCGCGTGCGGGCGCAGCTCCGATACCCTAAGGGCGCCATCGAGCGGGCAGAGGACGGCACGCGCCTCTACCTCAAGCCGCCGCACGCCACGTTGTCGAACCTTGAGATCATCATCGGTCAAGATCCGGCCTTCTTTCCGTTCCTCGGCCTGAATGAGTTCACGGCGCAGGTGACGTGGAACGGCCAGCCGCTGACCGACGCGGTGGAGACTGCGATCAACCTTCAGGTGCAGGCCCTGTACGACATGCACGTATCAACCGAGCGGTGCCGCGAGATGATCGCCTACATCGCCGCGCAGCACCCGTACCATCCTGTCCGCGACTGGCTAGACGCGCTGGTGTGGGATGGCGTGCCGCGACTGGGCTCGCTTCTGCACAGCTATGCTGACGCAGAGGACACGACCCTGAACGCGGCGCTCGGTCGGCGCTTCATGGTCGGCGCAGTCGCGCGCGTCTACCGTCCAGGCTGTCAGCTGGACACGACCCTGATCCTTGTCGGCGGGCAGGGCGTCAAGAAGTCGAGCCTGTTCCGCGCGCTGGTCGAAGATCCGACGTGGTTCAGCGACACGACGATTGACCTCCGGTCGAAGGACACGTACCAGCAGCTACAGGGCGTCTGGCTCTACGAGGTGGCCGAGCTGGCCGCGCTGCGCGGGCGCGATGCAGAGTCGACAAAGGCCTTCCTTACCAGCCGCTGCGACCGCTACCGTCCGCCCTACGGCCGGAACGTCATGCGCTGGGATCGTCAGGTCGCGTTTGTCGGAACCACGAATGAAGCCGAGTTCCTGACAGACTCGACGGGCTCGCGCCGGTTCTGGCCGGTGCGGGTCGGTCAGCCTGACGTAGCGAGCATCACGCGCGACCGTGCGCAGCTCTGGGCCGAAGCTGTCGAGGCCTACAAGGCCGGCGCTGAGTGGTGGCTGACTGCTGACGAGGAGGCCGACCTGTCAGACAGTCAGCAGACCTACCAGCGGGGAGACAGCTGGGCGGACATGATCGGCGAGTGGATGGCGCGCGAAGGACAGCACGGCGCGACCCTGCGCGACATCCTGACGGGCGCGCTCGGTCTGGAGCCATCACACCAGACGCAGGCCGTGGCGATGCGCGTGGCGTCCATCCTGACCGGCCTCGGCTATGGCAAGGTGAGGACGATGCGGGATGGTCAGCAGGTGCGCGTATGGTCTAAGGCTGTCTAATGCCGTCGAGGTTGGCAAGGCTAGATGTAGGTAGAACGCCAGCAGTTAGCAGCCTTGCCAGCCTTGCCAGCCTGACGGCCTACTTTCATAGAGTCTATATAGAATATCCCCCTCTAATGTTTCTTTATATATGGCAAGGTTGGCAAGGCTGTCTAATGAATGGAAGAACCTACGTTTATTGCCTTGCCAGCCTTGCCAGCCTTGCCAG